CAGCAAAACCCGCCGCGCTTGCTAATGCACTTGATCCCATCGCACTGCTCGCCGCCGATCCTACGCTTGATGCCGCGCTTGATACCGCCGTGCTTGCTCCCGTTATGCTCGAAGTGATACTGCTGAAAACACCTTTTATTGCTGTTCCGATGCTACTAATCCCGGACATAATCGAGGAGCCTATGCCGCCTGCGGCTGTGCCGCCTGTTGCGCCTCCAGTAACTGTGCTGATTGCAGTAGAAATTGCAGAAGTGATGCCTTCTTTTTCGCCTCCACCGCCAGTAAATATTTTGCTAAATATTCCGCTGATGATCGATCCGATATCTAAACCGCCTCCACCGCCTGCGCCCGGAATCAATTTACCGAAAATTGCATCCCATGTTGCTTGCGCCGCAATCTTTGCAAGCATTTGCAGAAACATAGTTTCAATAGTGTCAATGAAGTCTTTAAATGTCTTGATAGTGGATTTGCCAGTAAACAAATCCGACCACATTGTTTCCCAACTTCCTTTGACTCCATCGATAAATCCATCGATAGATTCTTTTAAAGTATCTGTCGATTCGGCTAATTCTGTTGATGCTTCATCTGCGCTAAATACGCTTTCGGCAAGTTTATCTATCGCTTTCGTATAAACATCGCTACTTATCTTGCCTTGTCGAAACATCTCATCAAGCATTTCTTGTTTATCGAAAAACAAAGATGCCTCAAATTCTGCATTTTCTAACGACTCCGCATATTTATCCATTGCGGTTTTTGCTTTTTGTGTTTGATCCTCAGCAACAGTCATGCTTCTTGAAGCCGCATTTTGCGCTTCTTCAAGATTTTTTAATGCTTCTTTTGCTATTTCTAATTCAATGCCTAAATCTGCAAAAGCATCTTCCATCTGTTTTAGTTCATCACGAGTAGTGTTTCCTAAAACATTTTGCAATCCTTCCATTACTTCATCGCCAACTACTACTTCACTGTTCAGATTCTCTAATTCTTTTTTTGCTGACTCTATGGATGATTCAAGTTTTTTCATTTCTCCTGTAATGCGAGAAATAGAATCAGTAAGTTGTATTTTGCTGAATAGCGTATATTCATGGCGAAGATTTCTAATCGCTTGTTCGTTATCTTTTAATTTTTTAGTGTTGCCGTTTAAATCCATTCCGAAATAAAAGAATGCAGTTCCGGCTAATGTAAGAAGACCGGGTATGCCTCCAAGCATTCCAGATATTGCGACTCCCAATCCTCGCGCAGTAATGGTTGCCGCCGCCATTGCCGCTTTCATTCCGATAATTAATTTAGTTATTTGACTAACAATAAATAAATTAGTCACTGCAAGCGCAACAAACTTTATCTCGGTTGCCCAATCTTTAATGAATTGGATTCCTGCTTTAAGAGCGTCAACCGTATCTGTTAGCAACGGCAATAAAGTAGGCAAGGCTTCATTTGCCAATCCTTGTATTGCGCCTGTCAGGTTAGTCATTTCATCGTTAAAGTTAGCCGCCGCTGTAGCGGTTTCTTTGCTGATGGTTAAGCCTAACTGTCTTGCTTCATCGCGCACCTTTTTAATGCCTTCTGCGCCGCCTTGCATCGTTTGAATCAAAGCAACGCCTTCAGAGTCAAACAATTTCATAGCCAAGCGAACCCGATCCGATTCACTTGTAAGACCCATCAACGCATCCGCAACGACTTCAAATTTTTGATCGAGCGGAAGTTTGTTTAATTCACCGGCATCTAAACCAAGTTCACGAAGCGCGCCCTTTGCTTCACCGAAACCACCTGCGGCTTCAGCAACGCGACGTGTTAATCGTTGCATACCCATCGTGAGCGTTTCAAAAGTAACGCCTCCAATTTTGGCAACGTGTTCATACTCAGAAAGTGCCGAAACGCCTATGTCTAAACGTTTGGAAAGTTTGTCTAGACGGTCAGCGGCGTTAATGGTTTGTTTTACAAATCCACCAATACCCGCCGCACCCGCCGCGAAGATGAAACGCTTGGCTAAACCTTTAAGCGCATCGCTTGTGCGATTGAGATTATTGTCAACAGACTTAAACGCTTTTTGCGTTTTATCATGTGCAACTATATTGATTGTTGCGTCAGCAACTGCCATTAGCGTCTAATCTCTTTTTGTTGAGCCACCCACTCGAACCAACAAGCCCAGTAGGTTAACTCGTCCGTTGTCATTGTTTCGGTCAGTTCCCCGACCGTTTTGTGCAAATGCTCGGCGAGTCTAAATATCAGGATGATTTCTTCGTCGCCGCTTCTGAGTTTTTTCTTGCGTCCTCCACGGTTGTTTCTGGTTCTTCGTTCATGGCGTTAATCACGCGAACGATTACGTCGGGATCGACTGACTCCATCAATGCTTTTTTGTCATTGTTGTTAAACAGTTTTTTCCCATCGCCATCAAGCGCCCGGATAATCAAAGTCTCGACCAGTGACTCAAGCGAGCCGTCGTTGACGTATTTGAAAATCCGGTTCCGTTGAGCAAGCGTCGTCGGCTTGAAGTAGATGGTGGAATCCCATTCGGAAACCACCACCGACCCCATAGGCGCGACGAGTTTATCCCGCCAGTGTGTTTTCGCTCTAGCGAGAAGTTCAGCACCGTTTGACATTTAATCTCTCCTATCGGTTAGGGTGCGGTTCCCCAAGTTACGCCGCCAGTTACTTGAAAGCCGAATGAACGCTCAATAATGTCGCCCATATCGACGCTGACGCCCACGCTGTTAATCAGCGCAGTCATCGTCGCATAGGTGTCACCGGTGTCCGCTCCTTCGGGGTACAGATTCAGCGTGACACTTGAGCCAATCGTCATTGCTTCTTGACCAGTTGCATCGGTCTCGTCCCAATGGCAAGTGATCGTGCCGCTCGCGTCCGTCATGCCGACGAGATACGTCTTGGAGGCGTCCCCCATTGCGCTATCTTCGACCGTATCAGCAGACTCGTCCAAAGACCAGTTTTTGATTTCGGCAACCGTATTCGCCCCGACTTTACAGGTGCCGTCTTTTCCGTGATGTGTTGCCATTTAACTTATTCCTCGTCGCTTGGCTTGTTGATGATAGGCTCTGGCTTTGCAACCTTTGCCCGTGCTACTGGCTTGCCACGATGTTTCCATCCTTTGGCTTCCATTTCTTTCTCTTTGGCAGGATGGACAATAACCACCGTACCTTTGAGTTCCATTTCAATCGCTTTAACCATTAAGTCGCTCCTTGCGTGAAGTCGTAGGTAACTCGGACAGTAACCCGAATACCACCGACCGGGAATAAAAGCCCTTCATCAGTTTCGACCAAAACGGTCTCCGTGTTGAGGGCGTTGCCGCCGCGAGTTCTGTCTGCGTCCAGTGCTTCCTCGATGCCTTCAATAAGTTCGTTTCTGGAAGTGTCGATGCCTGACCCTTTGACATAACCCACGATGACATAATCAATCGTTCCCTGACGAGTGGTGTTTCCCATCGTCGTATCTTCTCGCGTTTCTGCGCTTGTCGATATCCAACAAGACGGAAACTGCTGATCCGATAATTCATCCGCTTGAAAAGGATCACGGGTGATCTTCTTCAGCGTTGGAGATGACATTGCATCAAGCACTGTCACAATGTTTGCGGCAATGTCTTCTCGTTTGCTCATGCTCTAGCAATATTAAGTTGCTTAATAAATGAATTTCTAAAAGTCTTTATTACTAAAGGTTCTTCATTTGTTGCAATATCAAACCATTCTCGTTTTGGCAAGTTGCCCCTACCTTTGTGATGCCACATTGCCTTACGCGCTTCTTCTATATCTGGAATATAAACCTGAGATAAAAAAGGATTTTTTGATCTTACTTTTATTGCGGCCATCATATTGCCAGTATCAATAAGATCAACAATTCCTGTTTGTCTTGTTTTTTTTGTTCTTGATTTTATAGTTCTCTTTGCGTAAGGAACAAATGAACCGCCTGCGCTAGACCTTCCTGATTTAGTTCTGTTTGCAATTTTTTGATTAACAAAAAATGCGGTTTGCAATATTGCCGTCTTGGATGCTTTCTCAATCTTTCGAGGGAAGCGTTTAATCATCTCCTTGATTTCTTTGTCATCAAGCGAGACGCTTACATTCATCTTTGCAATCGTCCAAAGTGCAGTGGTTGTTTCTCCGATGTGACTATTGAACCATCCTCATCGGAATCGTATTCAATTCCATCCTTCAAAACTTTGTCGATCTCATCGTCATACGCGGATCGGTAAAACTTCATCATTTGCTGATAGCGATCTTCGCCGCCATCGGCTTCCCATCGAGTTAATTGCGGCAGGGCGTACCAACCGAGAACCCGATAAGCGGCGGCTCTGGTGAACTGTGATTCGGTCAGGAGGCTTGCATTCATCTCCCCGCTGATATTGCGGAAAGGCCACCATCTGATTCGCAGTTCCCGCTCGATGTCCGCTTGCGCTTTCGCGTGTTCGTCGGTAAATGCGCTGATGCCGTAAGTCAGGATATCCGGTTGGAGTTCAACCAGATCGCTGTCTGCGCTCATTGCCATTCGTTAAATCCCCGAAGGGGCGGGGCGCGGTGTCAGTGTTTCCGCACCCCGCGTTTTAGTTGGGTTTAGAGACCCGCGTCGAAGTACATCTCGATGCCGTAGTTGTCTTTCAACTCAGCAACGCCGTAACAGGCCGTGGCGTTGAGTTCCCAACCGCGAATGGACGCATCGCGCTGTGGCTCGATGTTCACATCCCACTTGATCGCCAGACCAAGCGCCTGCGGCACGAATACCGCGCCTTTGGCATCACCAGAACCGTCGATGGTGATGTTCGCAGACTCGAACATATCCACACCGGCAAGCGTTCCGACGTAGCCGTTACGCATGGCTTCGTTCTGGAGGTCGCCGCCGTTCGGGTTGGCGAAGGTGTTGGTCAGGTTGGCTTTCAGGTTGTAGACCTGATAGGGATGAAGGACAGCGTACTTGCGGCCCGGTGCTTTCGCGTTGTCCAACTGAGCGGCGGCATTGAAGATATGCGCGGCGGTCAATTCGGTCGTGGTGGCTCCCAGAGAGGCCGAGAAGCCATCAAAGAGGGCGATGAGGTCTTCGTCCATCTTCTTGGCAACGGCTTCGCCAAGCACTCGACCGAGGTCGGCGGCGATGTCGCGGGAAGAAGAACGAGCGGCCAGATCGGTCAGAACGGCCTGCACACCGACTTCGCCTGCGGTAATCGTGGCGCTTGAGGTAGAAACAGCCGTCGAGGACATATCCGAACCCTCGGTCAGCGCGGACGCGCTCACTTCGGGGTAAATCGGGACTTGGATCGCTTTGCCGTCATCCGCGCCGATGTCGTACACGGTGACGAGGTTACGCACGAGGGATTGCTCCTGCGCGGTGAAAATTGCTTCGCGGACGATATTAACAAATAGATCGTCGAGCGTAGTCGTGGTGCTTGATGCCATTAATGGCCTCCCAATGTAATAACGGTGATTGATGACCCGTGATTACAAAGGTTGCCCACGGTAGCAACCGCCCCGATTAATTCAAGTCAGTCGGTCTGACCTAACCCGCGAGACAGCGCGGTCTGATTTGTGAGATTGTACAGAAAAAATCTTATGCGTCAACGCATCTTGATATAGCCTTTGTTGCGGTTCAGATTTTGCTTTCGCCACTCGGCATACTCTTCGTGCGACATATCCATTAAGTTGGTCTTTGGCATTGTGCCGCCGATAGATGATCTTGACCCGGCCCCGGATGGGGTAGCCGCCACGAAGTGCGGATTGCCAGAAAGAAACTCGTTCACAAGCGAATCAGGAGTCATCGCGGAGCCGTCTTCGCCGTATCGAGTAACGCCGCTGTTATCCACGACCTCGACCTGTCCGTCATCCGTCATTCTGACATTGGTTCGCAACAGATTCGCCACTTGTTCTGCATTGATCGCCTTACCCCGGCTTGCGGCCGACAATAACGCGCCGTCTACTTTAACCCGGCGCAGTTCTTCTTGCAGGGCGTTGATGCGGGTGTCTTTCTTCTCAGACATCTGCTTGAGTACGTTCTCGAACTCGCCGCGCTCCTTCTGCCTCTCTATCTCAGCATCCTCGCGCTCCTGCTTCCAACTGCGGTATTGGTCAGGATCAACGCCGTCAAACTTGCGCTCGAATTCGCGCTTGTTCTTATCGAGCCGCTTCTTGATTAGCGCATCGACTTCCGCTTGGGTGAATACCTTTTCATTTTCGACGCTTTGCGGCTCCGCGCTTGGCTCCGCTGATTGTGCTTCATTCTCGTTTTCCATGATCTCGCCTGTTTCTTCGTTCATTGATAGCCCCTAAGTTATCCAGTCAGGATCGACCGGAATAAAGTGATGACGGCAGTTGTAGCCGCCCCGAACAACGAAAGGATCGCCCGGCGCTTTACCGGCCCAATCCTCGCTTCCCCAAAGTTCTCGTATTCGTTCTTCGCTCATAACTTCGCCGACGTGCTCTTGGCAGAACGGGCGTGAGTCCCTAACAAGCGAGCCAAAATATTGATAGTGGGTAAGACCTGCCTCTTGCGCTTTAGCCTGAGTGAATGAGCCGTTGAATTGCATTATCGAATCATGGACTTGCTGATAAGCATATCTGCGCAAATTGTTTCCCGCTTTATCTCGACCATAGATGGTTCTTAATTTCTCGGTCGCTTCTGCGACTTGCTCTTGCTTGCCCGGTATAAATTGATTGTCTTTTATGAAGTCCACCAATCTTTGCGCCTCATCGCTATCACTTTTGATGAAAACACCGTTAATTGCTTGCTTCATTTCTTTTACGGTTTCAGACTTTGGCCTTCCTGCTAACACGCTTTGATAAAGCCCATTTGCCAACGTATCAACAAACCTTGCAGCAACATCCTGATAACCAGAGAAAGCAATTCGCTTCAGTTGCGCTATCACTTCGGCATCACCCGCAACGAAGCCTTCTAATGCTCCGATGCGCTCCATCATCTTCACAACGCCAGATGCAATATCGTCATACTCCCTAACGCTTTCATCCGCATATGTGAGAAACGTCCCGCGCATTGCGGCTTCGATTTCTAAACGCTTGGCGATTGCTTCTGATGGCGTTAGTGCAGACGCGCCGACTATCTTTTCGACCTCATCCTCAAGCCTATCGAGAACACCCTGCAATCGGACGCTGTGCTTCTCGTCTAAGTTATCGACGATTTTCTCTTGAGCGCGTTGCGCCCTGAGAACATCACCCGCACTAGCCAACAGGCAATCCTGTGGCGAAGTCCCCGAACGCTCTCTGCTGATCTATTTCATCATATGCTTGAGTTAATTCATCGTCATCAACTACAAGAGCCGCAATCTGTCTATCAATCGAGCGGTTAAACGTTCCACTTTGTAAGCCAGTCGCTTTTGCCATTTGCAAAAATTCAAGGTCAGCATGATAGTCACGCAAATCAAAAGAATCAGCATAATCAATAAGACCATCCCATTCCCGGTTCTGCCAAGCGCACCAGATAGTCCACAGTTGTTCCTCGGCTAATTCGAGCAAATCGGCTTTCTCGCTTAGTTTGCTGTTGAGCATTTGAAACTCGGTCTGCAAGGCGATACCGCTTTTGGCCTGCTTCTCTGTTGCGCGAACCGCACCCAGATGCGTCGTGCGGTCAACCGCTTTGATCTTGTCCTCGATGCTTGCGCGGATGCCGTCGAGGTTACTGCTGTTAGGCTGAAGCAAGAAAGGCGTAAGGCCGGGATCAAGATCGTCTGGCATCTGGATAACGCTACCCGCTCCTGCGCTTGCTTCCGTGCTGTCGGTCTTGGCAAGTGATGGATGATTCGATATGCGAATCAGTTGCTCAATTTCGCTCAATTCATTGTAGACGGCTCGCTGAATGTCGGCCACGTCTGCCACGTCGGACACGCCGATGCCGCGAATTGGTGAGCGTTGCGCGTAAACGCAGACCGCCGGGATCATGCCAAGCGGGTTATCAATGCGCTCGACCAGTACCGGCTCGTGTTCGTTATCCGCTTCCCAAAGTTCAATCGTGTCAGGGGTCCAAACGCGGAACGAGCGTTTCAGCAAA